TGCTGTTGCTCCTTTATCAACTCACAGTTCCTAATTATTAGTTTCTAACGCTCTGTAAAAAACCATAGCGCTCACCAGCATTGTCTTCTTGAGTGAATGTAAGCATATTCACGGTGCTATAATCCACGTCAGCAGGCAATTCGTTCTCAGCAATGATTATCTGGTTTTCTCCACAATTTTCGATCATACACTTGAACAGTGCTGTTTTCATTCCAGTTGTAGCTTTTTCCTTTTCGGAAATATTGTGCTTCTTTTCCTTCAAAGAAAGTATCGGTGAGTCTAACACCAATAGATGCAGTGCAAACTTTCCGTCCTCCTCTAAATACTTCATTAGATTTAACAACATAATCGTGTTCATTGATTCCGTCTTTAAAATCAACAGTAGAGAATTTTACGGAGTCACCGGAAGCGGCAATTTGTGAAATATAAAATCTACTCATTTTGCAACTCCTTTCCTCAGCGCTTCCGCTGATTTTTTGTTGATGGCTGATATAATGGACCGTTCTGTCCAACCAGCTACGCGATTAATAACCGCTTTTGCATTATTTCTATATTCCTTGACATACTCGCTCGCTAATGAACTGCAGTAATCTTCACCTTCCGGTGTGATGATATATGCCAATCCATTCTTATAAACGACCGCCTGAGCTGTACCATTCAGTACCATCTCTTTTAACGCAGCCCTTACAAGCTCTCGTCTGGAAGCAAACTCACTGAAGCGATATTCATTATCCCCATTTAAATTAGTTTCTGTGATTCCGAAAGATCTGCCATAAACAGTCATGAAATCAACAGCATACAACATGTCCACAGTCTGCGGCATATCATAGATATCAAGCAGGATGAGCAGACGCAGCGAATTTTCAAATATGCTATTAAACGGATTTTTCGTCATCATCTCTCACCCAACCTTCAATACTGCCATCATTCACAAGAAAATGACAGACTCCTTTTTTCTGTGGAAGTCCAAGCCAGTCTGTATCGCGATAGAGCCAGCATCTCTGCGGCTGTGTCGCTCCGGCCTGTTTTAGAACATTGCGTAGTCTCGCTAAACCTCCGGTATACTGTTCTTCCCAGACCTCCTTGACTCCTTCATGTATTTCCTCTTTTAACACATCAAATTGGTCTTCCTGTTTGTAAATGTCACGGGTTCCTCTTCTGACAGCTTCAGCTGCAAAATAATATCTGCGCTGTTCTGCCAGATGCTTAGCCTGCACTTCATGTTCTGAAATTCTTTCAATTGTAAAGGATACATCGCCAAGCTCCTGCACGTAAATTTCCGCCAGCGCAGCCGCATATGCTCGTTCTTCATTAATAATGCTATCCGGTACATCAATCGTCTGCAATGGATTCTTCTTGTAATCCTCCAACTCCCGCTCCAGCACTTGCTTCGCTTCAAGAGTCAGCACATTATCGCGAGTCAGGGAATAAAGGTAAACTTGTCCAAGAAATTCAGCGAAAGTTTCTTTTTTCCAAGTTGCTACAACTCATGTCTTTTCGCATCCGATATATTAGGATCGTCCTTAATAACTCCTCTCAAATGGAAAATGACTTCATCTTCCATACTCGGAAAAAAGTGTTTGATTACGTTATTCTCAAAGTATGTACCAATCGAAGTCTTTACTCTGTCGTTCTGAGAATTGTTTCTGATAACCTTATGTGGTTTACCCTTTGGCTGACGATTTATAATAAGGCTTGCGGTTCCTTTTGAAACGGTAACACGAGGCAACCCCAGTGGCTCAGTTACAGCACCATAAAGAAGCTCGATCAGATTCGGGTCATCGATGTCATCTTTGAACGTATTCTTAATTTCAGCTAAAACTGTTGCTAATACAAGCTCACGCAAGATGCTCACCTCCAAAATGCAAACTTTAGGGTAACTTTATAGGAACCACTTTGACTGCGTAAACTGATGATTTTTCACTTCCTCAATGCTATAATATAAGCGTGGTCAGAAGTAAGAAATCGTATCCCACTTTCTATTGTACCACACTTTTTAGAAAAAGTAAATATAATATCTGCTTTTGCAAATATTTATTTCACATTTTCTGAGCCAAAAACATAATAGCTTTTGCTAACTGCAACCTGACCATCGGTGGAAAGGATGCAAACCGAAACGGAGATTCCGTTCGATTTGTATGCTTTTCACCGATTTTTTGTTTTGCATATAAATTATCAGACGTTCCTCCGTTTCGGGATCACCGAAAACGGAGGAATTTTTAATGAAAACCAATGAAAATCAGAAGTCAACCCGTGAGTACAAAGTCTACATCCACCGTCTCAAGACATGGGTGGAAGTAACCGAAGAGCAGTATTACGCCTACTACCGTGATATTTGGGCTACCCGCAAGCGCGCCCAGGCACACGGTCAGTGTATGTGTCCCAAGTCCAAGACCTGGATGTGCGATGGCGACTGCCTTGGCTGTGAGTTCCGAGCCGCCGGAGACAATCTCTCTCTGGATTACACGGTTGAGGACGGCGAGGGCAACCAGAAAAGCTGGGCGGATGACCTGCCGGACGATGCCCCCAACGCGCAGTCCATCATGGAGGATCGTGAGCTTCTCTGCGCCCTGTATCAGAAGTTGCAGGAACTCGACCCCGAAGGTCGCCGTATCTGCGAACTGATAATGGAAGGCAAATCCGAGAGGGACATCGCTTCCATCATGGGCTATAACAACCAGAGCGCCGTGAACTACAGAAAACAGAAAGCCTTTGACAGGCTCCGTGTTCTGCTCAGCGACTACATCTGAAACCTGCTCCAGTCATCATTTCGGTGACTGGAGAATTTTTTTGAAATTTTTCTTTGTTTCTCTGTTCAAATGCACATCTCACCTCCAGCGGGTAGTGGAAAGAGCAAAAAACAACACCGCTCCTTCCAAGGAGGTGAACAGAATGTACGAAGCCCAGAAGAAACACGGCACCGGCACTGACAAGGAACTTATTGATGTTCTCACGGCCATCAGCGTGGTGTCCAGGCGACTGGCTATGAAGCTGGCGCTGATCCAAAGTCAATCTACGGAAGGAGGAAAACAGGATGAGCAAAATGAGCGATATGGCTGCGACCATCGAAGAGCTGCGCAATGCTGCTGCCGCTATTAACGACATCGCCAACTGGCTTGCAGAGATGTTCAGCAGTGCAGGAGATGCAGAGCCGACTGCTCCCGCCGAACCCGCACTGACTTTAGAACAGGTCAGAGCCGTTCTCGCAGATAAGTCCCGCCAGGGTCATACAGCCGAGATTCGCTCCCTGCTCCAGAAGTACGGTGCCGCCAAGCTGTCCCAGATCGACCCCGCTCACTACAAGGCATTGCTTGCCGATGCGGAGGTGCTGACCGATGGCAAATAAACACGCTGTTCTGTCAGCATCCTCTTCCGAACGGTGGATCAACTGTCCGCCTTCCGCTCGGCTCTGCGAGAACTATGAGGATAAAGGCAGTGATTATGCCGCCGAAGGCACCGATGCCCACACCCTTTGCGAGTTTCGACTCAAGCAGGCTCTGGGCATTTCTACGGAAGACCCCATCGAAAATCTCTCCTGGTACAACGAGGAGATGGAGGAATGCGCCGCCGGATATGCCGCCTATGTGGCAGAACTTCTTGAAACCGCAAAGCAGACCTGCTCCGACCCTGTGGTCATGATCGAACAGCGGGTGGATTTCTCCCGCTGGGTGCAGGACGGTTTCGGAACGGCCGACTGCATCCTCATTGCCGATGGCACGCTTAATATCTGCGATTACAAACACGGAAAAGGGGTCGAGGTCAGTGCGGAGCAGAATCCGCAGATGATGCTGTATGCCCTGGGTGCCTTGGAAATCTTCGACGGCATCTACGACTTGATACCGTACGCATGACCATCTTCCAACCCCGAAAGTCCAATGTCAGCGTGTACGAGATGGAAAGAGCCAATCTGCTCGAATGGGCAGACACCGAACTTACCCAGAAAGCGAAACTGGCTTACAAGGGTCAAGGCGACTTCCACTGCGGCGAGTGGTGTCGCTTCTGCAAGGCAAAGGCTGAATGCAGAGAGCGCGCCGAAGCCAACCTCGCTCTTGCACGGTACGACTTTGAGAAACCGGCGCTCCTTGACGACGATGAGATTGCCGACATTCTCGGAAAGGTCGATGCATTGACCGCTTGGGCAGCCGATGTGAAGGAATATGCCCTTCAGCAGGCTATCAGCGGTAAGGACTGGAACGGGTGGAAATTGGTCGAAGGCCGTTCCAACCGCAAATACACCAACGATGCCGTTGTTGCCGCCGCTGTTGAAAGCGCAGGCTTTGACCCCTATGAGCGCAAGGTGCTCGGCATCACCGCCATGCAGAAACTGCTCGGCAAATCCCGCTTTGAGGAGCTTCTTGCTCCCTACATTGAAAAGCCGCAAGGCAAACCCACACTCGTGCCGGAGAGCGATAAACGTCCGGCAATGAACACCGCAAAATCAGATTTTATGGAGGGATTTTAATATGTCTACCAACACAAACAGAGTCAATAACCCTATGAAAGTCATCACCGGTCCCGACACCCGTTGGTCTTACGCCAATGTCTGGGAGCCTAAGAGCATCAACGGCGGCACGCCGAAATACAGCGTCAGCCTCATCATTCCCAAAGACGGTCGCAAAGATCAAGGCGGCAATCGAAGCTGCCTACCAGGAGGGACAGGCTAAGCTGAAGGGCAACGGCAAGAGCGCACCTCCTCTGTCTGCCATTAAGACCCCGCTCCGCGATGGAGACATTGAACGCCCGGACGATTCCGCCTATGCCAATGCCTACTTCATCAACGCCAACTCCGCTACCGCTCCCGGCATCGTGGACGCTGACCGTAATCCCGTGCTGACCCGCTCCGAGGTCTACTCCGGCGTGTATGGCCGTGCAAGCATCAATCTGTATGCCTTCAACTCCAACGGCAACAAGGGTATCGCCTGTGGTCTGAACAACCTGCAGCTCATCCGTGCCGGTGAACCCCTGGGTGGTAAGGCAAGCGCCGAGTCCGACTTCGCAACCGATGCGGATGACGATTTCCTGGCTTAATGGAGGTGCGACCATGACTGAATTTCAGGAACTGATGCTTTATACCTGCTTCGGAGCCATGACCGGCGTGTTTATCGCTGAAATCATCGTTATCATTGCATCTGCGGCGAGTTGGGTGAAGGACAAGATCCGTAAGCACAAGGAATCCAAGGAAACCAAGGAATCCGCCACAAAGGTGGACTAACGTACCAATGGGGCGGCGAGGAGCATTCTCTGCCGCCCTTATTTCCGTTGAAAGGACAATGATATGAAAACTCTCTCAATCGATATCGAGACCTACAGCGATCAGCCCCTTGCAAAAACTGGCGTGTATCGCTATGTAGAGTCTCCCGTATTTGAAATACTGCTGTTTTCTTACAGTGTGGACGGCGGTCCCGTGCAACTGGTCGACCTCGCCTGCGGAGAACAGATCCCCACTGATATTGTCGCCGCTCTGGAGAATGATTCCGTAACCAAGTGGGCTTTCAATGCCAACTTTGAACGCATCTGCCTGTCGCGGCATTTGGGCTATTCCACTGGCGACTACTTGGAGCCGGATTCCTGGAAGTGTTCTATGGTGTGGGCTGCAACAATGGGGTTGCCGCTTTCTCTGGAAGGTGTCGGTTCGGTACTTGGGCTTGAAAAGCAGAAACTGTCCGAAGGCAAAGACCTCATAAAATATTTCTGTCAGCCCTGTGTGCCTACCAAGTCAAACGGACAGCGTACCCGCAACCTTCCGGCTCATGCCCCAGATAAGTGGCTGGCTTTCAAAAAATACAACATTCGTGATGTGGAAACAGAGATGTCCATTCAGGCTCGGCTTGCCAAGTATCCAGTGCCGGACAGCGTGTGGGACGAATACCACATTGACCAAGAAATCAATGACCGTGGTGTTGCCCTGGATATGGAACTGGTGCAGCAGGCCATTCAAATGGACGGCAGATCTCGCTCCGAACTGACACAGGCAATGAAGGAACTGACCGCTTTGGAGAATCCCAACTCCGTGCAGCAGATGAAGCAGTGGCTTTCGGACAACGGTATGGAAACCGATACCCTCGGCAAAAAAGCTGTGGCGGAAATGCTGAAAACTGCACCGCCGGAATTACAGAAGGTGTTAACCCTCCGTCAGCAGCTTGCAAAGTCCTCGGTAAAGAAATACCAGGCGATGGAGACTGCGGTCTGCGCCGATGATCGCGCCAGAGGTATGTTCCAGTTTTACGGTGCCAACCGCACAGGTCGATGGGCTGGACGCATTATTCAGATGCAGAACCTGCCGCAGAACCATTTGGATGACCTTGCCGAAGCCCGTGACCTTGTCCGTTGTGGTGATTTTGACGCCGTGAAGATGCTCTACGAGGATGTGCCGGACACGCTGTCCCAACTAATCCGCACTGCATTCGTCCCCCAGGGTGACCGAAAGCTGATTGTGGCGGACTTTTCTGCTATTGAAGCCCGTGTAATTGCGTGGCTTGCCGGAGAGAAATGGCGGCAGAAGGTTTTTGCCGATGGAAAAGACATCTACTGTGCTTTCGCTTCCCAGATGTTTGGTGTTCCTGTGGAAAAGCACGGCATCAACGGACATTTCCGGCAGAAAGGCAAAATCGCAGAATTGGCTCTCGGCTACGGCGGATCGGTCGGCGCTTTGAAAGCAATGGGCGCTCTGGATATGGGGCTTTTCGAGGAGGAACTGCCATCTCTGGTGGATGCGTGGCGGCAGGCCAACCCCAACATCACAAAACTGTGGTGGGATGTTGACCGTGCGGCAATGGAGACTGTGCGCTATAAGCACACCAATGAAACCCACGGCATTGAGTTCTCCTGCAAGAGCGGGATGCTCTTTATCACCCTTCCGTCCGGTAGGCAGCTTTCCTATGTAAAGCCCAAGGTTGGCACTAACAAGTTCGGCGGCGATTGTATCACCTACGAAGGCGTCGGCGGCACAAAGAAATGGGAGCGGCTCGATAGCTATGGTCCCAAGTTCGTGGAAAATATCGTCCAGGCCACTGCCCGTGACATTCTTTGTTATGCCATGAACACACTCCGCTGCTGTTCCATTGTGATGCACATCCACGATGAAGTGGTCATCGAAGCAGATCGGCGAATGTCTATGCAGACAGTCTGCGACCAGATGGGCAGAACCCCACCCTGGTCAAAAGGGCTGCAGCTTCGCGCCGATGGCTATGAAACAGATTTTTATAAAAAAGATTGATGTTTTTCTGTTCAAAATGGAGCTTCACCTCCAGTGGGTAGTAGAGATGGCTGTGAAGCCCATCGTGAAAGGAGTCCTGTATGAGTGTAGATAAATTCAACAGCGAGGGTTATTACGACCCTACCGCATACGAAGCCATGTCCACTGTAGAAAAAGAGGAACGGGCGCTTCGTGCATTTCGGCCTATCGTGTATATCTGCTCTCCCTACGCCGGAGAGATCGAGAAGAACGTCAAGGCTGCGCAGGAATACAGCCACTTTGCGGTGGAAAAGGGCTATATCCCCATAGCACCGCATCTGCTGTTTCCGCAATTCCTGAATGACGCCAACCCCAAGGAACGGCAGCTTGGTTTGTTCTTCGGAAACGCCCTCATGAGCAAATGCTCCGAAGTCTGGGTGTTTGACAGTCGCATCTCTGCCGGAATGGAAGCAGAAATCAACCGTGCTAAGTGGAAAAATTACCGCTTGCGCTATTTTACTGAAACCTGCGAGGAGGTACACCATGTTTGCAATAACTGAAGGAACCAGAAAAGTGTACGGTAAGGAAATCACCACCTACACCAGAGAAATTTATAGTGCCAATGTCCTGGAAGTCGAAGCAGGTACCAACGGATTCCAGGGTGGTGACAGCGGTCACGGCAGCCGCACCTACATCCGCATTGAGGATATGGGTTCTACCGATATTCGCATCAACCCGCTGGGACGTGATGGTGACGAGGGTTTTGAACTTTTCCTCGGCGGCGACTGTGAACTGGAGACCATGATCTGCGCGCTCAAGTTTATCACAAAAGCCCTGGAGGACGGTACCAAGGAGGTGCATGACTGATGTTCACTCTGTATAGTGCGGATTTCATCAACGCCCCAAGCAATTGCTCCTATCCCCACAAGTTCGAGGTGACCGACTCTGCTAACTTTGCGGATGCGGTCAGCCGCGACTATGTCTGCGCCGAGTACATGAACCATTACCGCAACGGGGATAATTTTCTCGGCTCGGACTGCCTTCCCGTGGACTGCGACAACGATCACTCCGAGAACCCTGCCGATTGGGTCACTCCGGCTGATGTCCAGGCGGCTTTTCCCAGCATTACCTTTGCCGTTCACTATAGTCGCTTTCATATGCGCGAGAAAAACGGTAAACCCGCTCGTCCCAAGTTCCATGTGCTGTTTCCCATTGAATACATGACGGATGCTGCCGCCTACAGCGAAATGAAAAAACTGGTCAATACCATCTTTCCGTACTTTGACACAAAAGCTCTGGATGCCGCCCGTTTCTTCTTCGGAACGGCGAATCCAGAGGTCGAACTGTACCCTGGTGAGATGACCTTAAGTGAGTATCTGTCCACAGCGGATTTTGATGCGGATATGCCCAGCGGTTCCCACGGCGGTACACAGGTCATTCCCGAAGGCAGCCGTAATGCTACCATGTCCCGCTTTGCCGGTCGCGTCATCAAGAAATACGGAGACAGTGAAGAAGCATTCACCTGCTTTATAGAAGAAGCGGATAAATGCACCCCGCCTCTGGAACAGCAAGAACTAATGAACATCTGGCATTCTGCCCAGAAGTTCTATGCTAAGGTTCAGCAGCAGGACGGATATGTTCCTCCCGAACTGTATAACGATGACGCATCCTATAAACCGGATGATTTCTCCGATGTCGGGCAGGCAGAGGTGCTGGCAAAGCACTTCTCTGGGGAACTGCGGTATTCTCCGGCGACCCACTACATCCGTTACAACGGCCGTTATTGGCAGGAAACCGAACCTGGCTCCCAGGCTGTTGCCCACGAACTGACCCGCCGTCAGCTGAAAGAAGCATCTGCGGATATGCTTGCCGCTCTTACTGCTCTCAAGACTTGCGGCGCACAGGATATTCTGGACAGCAACAGCAAAGCCAAGGCCGAGGGCATGATGAGCGAGGAGCAGATGGAAGCCTATAAAACCTTTATCGCCGCAAAAGCATATCAGTCCTATGTCATTCAACGACGTGCATCCAAGAACATCACTGCAACACTGAAAGAGTCCCGCCCCATGTTGGAGATCACCCCGCAGGATTTGGATGCCAACCCTTACTTGCTCTGTACCCCGGATGCAATCTATGACTTGCGTCTCGGTATGGCGGGTGCACGGGAACATTCGCCGGAGGACTTCATCACCAAGACTACAACTGTTTCTCCCGGTGACCGTGGCAAGCAGATCTGGCTCGACTGCCTGAACACCATTTTCTGCGGCGATCGGGAACTCATCGACTATGTGCAGATGATCTGCGGTCTCGCCGCCGTTGGCAAGGTCGAGGTCGAAGCCCTCATCATTGCATACGGCTGTGGTCGCAACGGCAAGTCTACCTTTTGGAACTCCGTATCCCGTGTTCTCGGCCTGTACAGCGGCAATATCTCTGCCGACACGTTGACCTTCGGATGCCGCCGCAATGTGAAGCCGGAAATGGCTGAGGTCAAGGGCAAGCGTCTGCTCATTGCTGCCGAAATGCAGGAAGGTGCACGGCTGAACGATTCCACCGTGAAGCAGCTCTGCTCCGTGGATGACATTTTTGCGGAAAAGAAGTACAAGGACCCCTTCAGCTTCTCTCCCAGCCACAGCCTGGTGCTGTATACCAACCATCTGCCCAGAGTAAGTGCTTCGGATGACGGTACCTGGCGCCGCCTTATCGTTATCCCGTTCAATGCCAAGATTGAGGGCAAGAGCGACATCAAAAATTACGGCGACTACCTGTATCAGAACGCTGCCGAGAGCATTCTTGCCTGGATTATCGAGGGGGCCAAGAAGGTCATTGATCAAGACTACAAATTTCCTGTTCCCGCTATCGTGCAGAAAGCCATTGATGACTACCGTAGCCAGAATGACTGGTTCGGCAACTTCCTGGCTGAAAAGTGCGAAGTCGGTGACGGTCTGAAGGAGAGTTCCGGTACCCTTTACCAGGCATACCGCAACTACTGCCTTGATTGCAACGAGTATGTGCGTAACACCGCAGATTTCTACCTTGCCTTGGAGAATGCGGGCTTTGAGCGTTTGGTGCTGAACCGCAAGCGTTATTTTAAGGGTCTGAAGCTGAAAACGGATGACGGTGCCTTTGAGGATTTTCTGAGTTAACTGGGGCTATGACAAGGTGTATCAAGGTCTATTACAAAAAGTCTCTTAAGGGAAAATTTCAAGAAAAAGCCATAAGAAAGAGTTTAGTAAATGACATTGATACACCTTGCACATAGCAAAAAAGAATGGAGAAAGCATTATGAGAGAAAAAGCAATTGAGCAAAAATTAACGCTGATGGTTAAGAAGCGGGGCGGCATCTGTCCGAAGTTCGTGTCTCCCGGATATGATGGGATGCCCGACCGAATCGTTCTTCTGCCTGGTTGCCATTTTTCCTTTGTAGAAGTAAAGGCTCCCGGTGAAAAGCCCCGCCCACTTCAGCTTTCGCGGCACAAATTACTGCGCAGACTCGGTTTTCCAGTATGTGTTCTGGATGCCGAGGAGCAGATCGGAGGTATCCTTGATGAAATACAGTCCACATGATTACCAGACCTATGCCGTGGATTACATTGAGACACATCCCGTTGCCACCGTATTTTTAGACATGGGACTTGGAAAAACGAGCATCACCCTCACGGCAATCAACGACCTGCTGTTTGACAGTTTCGAGGTGCATCGGGTGTTGGTCATCGCACCGCTGCGTGTGGCACGGGACACATGGACAGCGGAAGTAGATAAGTGGGATCACCTGCAGAACCTCGTCTGCTCCCTGGCTGTCGGCACCGAAGCGGAGCGCAAAGCTGCCCTGATGCGACCGGCTGACATTTACATCATCAACCGTGAGAATGTCCAGTGGCTTGTTGAGGAAAGCGGCATTCCGTTTATCTTCGACATGATCGTGATAGACGAGCTGTCCTCTTTCAAGAACCACAACACAAAGCGGTTCAAAGCAATGCTGAAGGTCAGGCCCAAGGTAAACCGCATCGTAGGGCTAACCGGCACTCCTGCTTCCAACGGTCTGATGGATCTGTGGGCAGAGTTCCGCATCCTGGATATGGGTCAGCGGCTGGGACGCTTCATCACCAGATACCGCACCGACTACTTTCAGCCGGACAAGCGCAACGGGCAAATCATCTACAGCTACAAGCCGCTGCCATATGCGGAGGATGCCATTTATAAGCAGATATCCGATATCACCATCTCCATGAAAGCCGCCGACCATCTGAAAATGCCGAAACTGGTCAGCAGCGAATACGCCGTCCGTCTTTCCGATAAGGAAAAGCAAAAATACACCGATTTGAAGCAGGAACTGGTGCTGTCCCTCGGAGATGCCGAAATCACCGCCGCCAATGCTGCATCCCTCTCCGGCAAATTGTCGCAGATGGCAAACGGTGCGATTTACGATGATAACGGCGAGGTCATTCAAATCCATGACCGAAAGCTGGACGCCTTGGAGGACATTATCGAGTCTGCGAACGGAAAGCCGGTTCTGGTGGCTTACTGGTTCAAGCACGACCTCACCCGTATATCCGAGCGGCTAAAAAAGCTGCACATCCCATTTTCCCGCCTGGACACTTCCGACAGTATCCGCAGATGGAACGCTGGCGAGATCCCCGCTGCACTGATTCACCCCGCATCCGCAGGACACGGTCTGAATCTTCAGTCCGGCGGCTCCACCCTCGTGTGGTTCGGTCTTACCTGGTCATTGGAACTATATCAGCAGACCGTGGCTCGCCTATGGCGGCAGGGACAGACATCCGAAACCGTAGTGGTGCAGCACATCATCACCAAGGGCACCATTGACGAGCGCATCATGAAAGCCCTCTCCCAAAAGGAGCATACGCAGACGGCACTGATCGATGCCGTAACAGCGGACTTGAAAATCTGAGACAAGCTATGAAAATCCGTGCCAATCCGAGGATCACAAAATATCGGAGGTACGAATATGAATATTATTTGGCACTATTTGGACAAGCGCAGCGCCGCCATCAATGCGCTGAAGGATTACGGCAGTATGCAGTACATCATTGACCACACCGATGAGGAAATCGATACCGTCCATGACAGAATGTCCTCTGTTGGCAGTCCCGTCCTCTCGGATATGCCGAAAGGTCCCCACAATCCGCAGGCAAACGAAAACCGCATCATCGCAGCCATTGATGAAATCGATGTGCTGAAGGAGCGGTACAGACAGGCTGTTGAGTACATGGACTGGTTCAAACCGGCGTGGATGGCTCTGTCCGAGGATGAACGCTACGTTCTCCAGACTTTCTACTGGAACGAGGATGAGCGTCAGACCGATGCCGTCTATGACATCTGCGACCACTTCAACATTGAGCGGTCTTCGGCATACAACAAAAAGAACCGTGCGGTTCAGCGTCTGGCTTTGCTTCTGTATGGCAAGTGATGAGTAATATCGCGGACGCTTTTTCCGTTACGGCGTTGTATAATAGTATTATGAAAGACCGCACAGAGAGTCTCATGGGAGTCAAATCCCGTGGGGCTTTTCTTATGCCCGAAAGAGGTGAGCAAATGCCCAAGCGACCACTCAGACCCTGCTCCCATCCCGGCTGCCCCAACCTCTGTGAAGGACAGTTCTGTGAACAGCACCGTGTGGAAGAACGCCGCAGGTATGACAAATACGAGCGCAGCGCAGACATCAATAAAAAGTACGGCAGAGCGTGGAAATGCATCCGTGACCGCTATGCGGCGGAGCATCCTCTCTGTGAGATGTGTCTCAAAGAGGGTCGGCTGACTCCGGTACAGGAAGTTCACCACATCCTGCCCGTTTCTAAAGGCGGCACTCACGCAAGGGACAACCTCATGAGTCTGTGTCAGTCCTGCCACACCAAGCTCCACCACGACCTCGGCGACCGATAGGGGGATGAAAATCTCCGGGACCTTTTCGGTCGGGCAACGGCCCGGGGTCACGTGTGCGAAAAAGGCGAAATCAAGAGGGTAATTAAGGGAGGTGAACTCGGATGCCCACAAAATCGAATAACACAGGCGGGCGCG